CCCAACTCTTATGATTACATAAGGTTCGAAACAAGAACTCTACGATAGTAGACGTTTGTGTCTTGCTCAAGACGGCCCAGACCTTCGCCTGTGCCTTCGGCGAATGGGTTTGCAACCATACCGTAACGAGTCTTGAAGCCGATCTTTGGCTGGAAGCTGTTTGGATCAACCGCACGAACCATTTGCAACGGAACGTATGGGCAATAGAACAGACCTGCGTCAAATGCCGACGAGCCCTTGTAGCCAACAACCAGGTAGTTCGAACCAGCATAAGGATCGATGTAAACGCGCATACGACCATTAAGGACACCAGCGAAGGTGTTGCCTGTATCGTCAACGTTCAGGTTGTTCGAGTTAAGAGCAGGAGTGTAATCAAGAACGCCAGCCATTTGAAGGGCCGAAGCTACGTCAGATGAGCAGATAATGATGTTACCCTTACCGCGACGAGTTTGCTTGGCGATCTGGTTAGCTTCACGCTCGACCTGGAACATAAGACCCTTGAACTTCTCAACTGACCAACGGCCGTTTGAATCGGTATCAAGATCGAATACACCAGCGGTTGTTGTACCGTCTGTAGCACCCTGCTTAGCAGTCGTGTAGATTGTGCGAACAACTTCACGGTTGATTTCAGCAAGAATTTCAGCTGACAGAATGTTAGTCAATTCTGTTTCAGCGTCAAGGCCGTGAATTGCCTTCAGGTCCTGTGCGAGTTCAAGCGAGTATTCTGCCTTCAGAGCACGTGACTTAGCTTCTACCGAAACCTTCTCGATTGAGAATGCCATTTCTGGGAAGATCGAAGTGTTGGTTGTGCCGAGACCTTCTGACAGTGTTGTCTTGATACCACCAGCAAAGTTGTAGCTGTTGCCGCCAACGTTGTTTGCACCGCTAAGTGCTGTACCAACATTAGTTGCTTGACCACCAACAATGTTAGCTGTAGCATAGCCAGCGTCTGATGCGGATGCATTAGCACCACCACGAGCGCCGAAGCCTGTGTTAGCTTCGTTGTAGAAGGCTTCTGTACCAGCCTGAGTTGCATAACGCGAACGCATAGCAAAGATCAGGCCTGTTGGACCAGTCATTGGCTGAACGCCGCAAATGTCATAAGCAATCAGGTTTGGCATCGCGCGGCGAACGAGCGAGATGAGAACTGGGTCGAAGTTGTCGACCGATGAACCGGTAGCATTGGTTGGAGCAGCTTCACCAAGAAGTTGCTGATAGCCCGAAATAGCAGCTGATTCGCGCAGTGCCCTTTCGGTGTTTTCTAGAATTTGCGCTGTAACAGCGCGCTTATGAGTATCCTTGATCTCTGGGAGATCGGAATGCTCAAGTACTGCCTGCCACTTGTTTTGAATTGCCTCAGCTAACATTTTATTCTCCTTAATGTCTATGCCTGTTTTTATTTATTATTTTAAGGTTCTTGAGATTGCACTAACATACTTGGCCATATCAGCTGGTACTGGAGCAGCTTCTTCGGTCAATATTGATTCGCTCTCATCGACGAGTGTCGCAGTAGGAGCCAGTTTCTTATCAGTGAAATAATTTTCCTTGACAATTCCTAGCTTTTTCTTGTATGTATCAGCACCCACATAATCGATACCTTCTGCTAGAGTACGAAGCTTTTCGACTTGTGTGGCCGCTAGGCCTTCTGACACTTCGTCAAATACAGCTTCTTTCTCTGCCTCGTCGATAACAGCTTGAAGTTCGAGTTGTTTGTTTACAGACTCGTCGAGCTTGCTTTCCAATTCTTCGACTTTGGCGGTCATTTCGCCAAGGACATCAATCTGCTCATCAGGAACATTGATGTTTGACTCAACGAAAAGCTTGTGAAGATTGCTAATGAACTCTTCTGCGATCTCAGCGCGAAGTGAAGACTCAATAGCAATCCTGTTGTCGGCAATCCACTGCTCAATAACATAGTCGAGATATTGATCAACCTTGGCAGTGATTTCTTCTTGAATTTCAGCAACAGCTTCATCTAGTTGCTGCTCGAATTCTTCTTCAAGACGTGCTGTTTCAACAATGCAGCGTGCTTCAACAGCAGCTTCAAAAACAACTACGGCTCTTTCCTTCAACTCTTCTGAGAGTTCATCGCCCGAAAACATCTCTTCAACGTCTTCCTTAACGGCACCCTTAGTTGCAATCGAAGCCTTATTCTTGGCTGAATTATCAACAGCACCTGGTGCTTTGTTTGGACCGAAAACAGCCTGCGCATCATTGAAGCACTTCGAGAGGTCTTCCTTGCCAAGCTGTGCGAGAAGCGAGTTGAAGGCTGCAAGTGTCTGAGCTTTTGACTCAGTACCACCCGAACCAGCACCTGGCTTCAGTGTTTCTGCTGCAGAAGCTTCGTCGATTGAATCAACGCGTTCAGCTGTATTCTTTAACATTTTAATCTCCTTTAAGAATATATTCTATTTATTAAAGTTTTGTTCTTGAAAGATCGTTGAGAAATTTTTCAAAGATTGCTAGTTTTCTTTTCTGTAATTCTTTAGAAACTACTGCGTGTTCAATATTTTGCTTTGCTTGTTTAGCAACCAAAATATCATTTTCCCAGCACCACTCAACACCTTCCATAATACCGTTGACGAATGCATCCGGAGCCGAAGGATCGGCGACAATATCTGCAGCTGTTGCTAGATAAAAGTC